AATGAAAAATAAAATTCAAAAGTTTGGAGCAGATAAAAGATGAATAAATTTTTAGAGATTGTTTTTGATTGTGCTTTTTTGATTATGATTTTTCTTATAATAGGTTTTGCGTAGACATAACCCAAAAACTAATATAGGTTTTAAATTGAATTGGAGTTCGCATGAAAAAATCAAAACTAATTTTCACTTTATTGTTAGCTGTTGTTATTGGTGGGTGTTCATCAATGCCAATAGTTGATAGTAGAGGAAAATCATCGGCAAATATTCAAGGAGATATGAACCGATTTCACGATGATTATTATACTTGCAAAAGCTTAGTACAAGACCAGACCAGTTACGTTTGGGATAAAAGCAAAGCAGTTTATAATGGTCTAAGGTGGAGAGTGCTATGGCTTTCACCTAAAGCAAATACCAGAAAGGATTTTGTTAATAGGTGTTTAGAGGGTCGTGGCTATAATGTAATCAATAGATAATAAGGAAAATAATATGGGTAATATAATAAGTTCAATAGAAGATAGAACAGAAAATGGAAATCCTAACTATTCCATCGAGTTAATAGATGGGCGTAGGTGCTATTTAAGGGGGGTAATTCTGAACCCTATGCCACTTGCGGGAGATGCTATAAATTTTGATGTTATAAATACAAAAACGTCAGCTAAAGGAAATCAGTACACGAATATCCAGAATTTAAGTGTAGTACCAAATCCAAATGACCAACAAGCACCCCAGTATTCACCGCAACCCGAATATACCTCCACACAAGCACCGCAACCAGTTCCACAGGCTAATAATACCTATACACCTAAACCGGCTACTGGTGGCTTTAATAAAGGGGATACACAGAGGTTAGATATATTCGTAACTGGTGTTGTTGGTAGGTCTATGGGTTCTGGTCATTTCTCAGTAAACGATATTGAAGAACTTACTAAAAACGCTGTTAGGGCATTTAATGAAAACCTTAAAGAACTATAAGAAGCTCTTTGCCGATTTTTGGGGGTATCATAAAAACGATATCCCCTTATGTTGGAATTGTCATAAAGAAGTGGCGGTAGATATACACCACTTGATTTCAAAAGGAATGGGTGGAGTCAAAAACAACAGGCTGAACCGGATAGACAATCTTTATGCCCTATGTCGCAAGTGCCACACATTAGGACATTCTGACAAGGAACTCAACGAGCAATGGAAAAAAGATTTATTAGAACGCATAGAATGGAAAAAGGAAAACCCGAATGATTGGTGAAAAATTATGTAAAGAGGTGGTGAGCATTGTTGAAAATCGTGGCATGGATTATGGCGATATAAAAACAAACCATGAAGAAATTGCTAAAGGGTGGTCAGTCATTCTAGGAATAGAGATACAACCGCATCAAGTGGCTCTTTGTAACGACTGGCAGAAGACAGTAAGACTAAAGGCTAACCCCAAGCACCATGATAGTTACAAAGACAAAATGGGGTATATGATAACCTATGCGGAGTGCATAAAATGAGCGATATTTATTCAATACAATTTGACCCAAATAAAATATCCCATCAACAGGAAGAATTAGGGATGATATTTGCGGATTTAGATACAGCCGTAGAGCTTATGAAAAAAGAAGAAAAAATGATTGTGGCAGAACTAACACTTCAATTTTCACGGCAAAAAATGTATAAAAACATGAAAGAATTAGATGGGTTAATATTCACCCATGACAAGTTTAGGGATTTTACTAACAGATTTAGTGAAACTCTGAAGCGAAGGAATAGAGCCAAAATAAGG